CTTCTGGTTTAGCAGTAGGGCAGTTTGTTACAGGTACCGGAATTGGTACAGCCGCTGCAATTACATTGATTATTGGCACAACGTTGACATTGTCTGTTGCAAACAGCGGCACAGTATCTGGCACCATGGCTATCCAAGGGGATTACACATACTTATTGAACAAGGATGTGAACTTTATTCGCGAAGTGTACCCAGCGGCCAATTACCGTGCTCAGCCAAAATACTATGCAATATTTGGACCAAATATTTCTAATGTAAATGAATTGACATTCATTGTTGGTCCAACGCCTGATGTAAATTATTTAGCCGAATTGCATTTCTACTACTATCCACCGTCTATTGTCGATGCTGGAACTTCATGGTTAGGTGACAACTTTGACACGGCGCTGCTCTATGGTTGCTTGGTCGAGGCATATACCTACATGAAAGGTGAGGCAGATATGCTTGCTCTGTACAACGGCAAATATCAAGAAGCGCTGGGCCTGTTGAAGAATTTGGGCGATGGCAAGCAACGTGGCGATGCTTATCGCGATGGTCAAGTCAAACTACCGGTGAGATAACGCATGATTACAGCAGGACTTACCGACAGTTTCAAGGAGCAGTTGCTGCTTGGAGTGCATGACTTTGCAACGGATACGTTTAAGATTGCTCTCTATACTTCCTCTGCTATTTTAGGTCCAACAACAACGGTCTACACCAGCACAAACGAAGTATCCGGTACAGGGTACACCGCTACGGGGTTGATATTGACAAATGTCACGGTAAACCTAGGCCAAGGGATTGCATATGTTAGTTTTACCAATCCTGAATGGTTAGGGGCCACTTTTGCTACGCGTGGTGCGTTGATTTATAACGTTACCAAAAGCAACAAATCGGTAGGTGTTTTAAACTTTGGTGTTGACCAAACAATGTTGGGTCAATCGTTTACGATTCAGCTACCTACTAATGACCCCGAAACAGCACTTATTCGCATCACATAAGGAGAAAATATGGCATTGGTCACAACCACCAAAGGCGAAATGGACGATTCTTTTCTTGAGAAAAAAGAAGGCTTCGTAGATAATGACAACGAGTACACCACTTGGGTGGAGTATTGGTTAGATGGAGAACTTGTGCATCGTTCTGCTCATGTTCAATTGAAAAAAGCTGTGACGTTTTCTGCGGAAGCAGCGTCTTTTACTTAAGGAGCCTAACATGGCAAATACACAAGCAATGGTCACGGGATTCATGGGCAAGCTCATGACAGGTACACACAATTTTGGCGTAGGTGTTGTTCGCGCTGGTACTGGCGCAGACACGTATTACGGTGCTTTGTTGCTGGCAAGTGGCACATTCAACGCGTCGTCTTCTGACTACACCGGCACAATTGGTGCTACTGCTATGGCAGGCGAAGTTTCTGGTACGGGCTACACGCCGGGTGGCGTGGCTATTACCAATGCAACTCCTCCTACGGCTACCAATTCATCGGCTACTGCCGGTGTGGCTTTTTGGACTCCCTCTGCCAGCATCACCTACACAACCGTGACGCTTGCCACGGCGTTTGATGCTGTGATGATTTACAACTCTACGCAAGGGACTGGCGGCGCATATCCTGCTGTAAGTATCCATACGTTTGGTTCACAAACAATCACTGCTGGCACGTTTACTTTGACGATGCCAACAAACAACACTACAAATGCTTTGATTCGTTTGGCTACAACCTAATAGGGCCGGTGGGGTAACTCACCGGAGTAGCCATGTTTGGAATCTCCGCATTCGCCGAAGCGCCGTTCGCCTCGCTTGCGGGGCAGACGGTAGTTGTTGACCTTACCGGCGTTCAGGCATCTGGCGCGGTAGGGAGCATTGGTGCGGCTAATCGTACTGTTGCGCTTACTGGCGTTGAAGCGTCAGGCGCGGTGGGTACGGTAACGGCGGATTTAACGACTTCAATTACTGGGGTTGGGGCGCTTGGTGCTGTAGGGGATGTTACAGAAACTAACAGCCCGGCTGAAGTTGGGGTGTTGGCTAACGGCGCAGTTGGAACTATCTCAATGGGTGAGAGGTTCGTTGCTTTGACGGGTGTTGGGGCAACTGGCGCGGTTGGTAGTGTTGATTTTGCTTACACCGCAGTTTTGACGGGTGTTGAGGCTTCCGGCGTAGTAGGAACAGTTATTCCCGGCAAAGAGTTTGGAATAACAGGCGTTGAAGGTTCAGGCGCTGTCGGCACGGTTGATTTCTCGCCTATTCCGAATGGTGTTTCAGCTTCTGGTCAAGTTGGTACTGTAACTCTTGCAGATCGTGAAATTGCTCTAAGTGGTGTTGAAGCCTTCGGTGCAGTGGGTGATGTTACTGAAGAAAACAGCCCGACTGAAGATGGTGTAGTAGCCACTGGCGCAGTGGGCACGGTTACAGTTGGGGAACGCTTATTAGCACTAATAGGGGTTGGGGCTTCTGGCGCGGTTGGTACGGTATCAAATGGCGGCATGGTAGTCGCCTTGACTGGTGTAGCAGCTACGGGTGAAGTAGGGGATGTTACTGAGACAAATAACCCAACTGAAAATGGGGTTGCGGCTACGGGTAGTGTTGGTACAGTAACTGCGGATCGTGAAATTGCCCTGATTGGCGTTGAAGCCTCTGGCGCAGTGGGTGATGTTACAGAAACTAATAACCCAACTGAAGACGGCGTACAGGCTACAGGAAGTGTTGGATCAGTTGGGTCAAGCAGGACAGTGGCGTTAAGCGGGGTTTCAGCTAGAGGTCAGGTCGGTACAATGAATTATTTTTATTGGACGACAATAGATGACAATCAGATTCCAAACTGGCAAAATATAGCCAACTCGCAGACACCTGACTGGGTTGAAGTTGAGATGGTTGTGTAAGGAAATAATATGGCTTTTGTTGTAGCAGACCGGGTAAAAGAAACCACGACCACAACGGGTACGGGAACGGTGACTCTGCTTGGTGCTTCCGCAGGGTTTCAGTCTTTTGCCGCTATAGGTGATACCAACACAACCTATTACACCATTGCAGCCCAAACAGGTACTGAATGGGAAGTGGGTATTGGTACATACACTTCTTCTGGTACAACACTTGCCCGTACAACTGTATTTTCTTCAAGTAACGCAGGATCGCTAGTCAACTTTAGCGCAGGTTCTAAAGACGTGTTTGTGACTTATCCGGCAGAAATGGCTGCGTTTTCGGCTGCTGGCGTGGTAACTGAAAACTTCACTACATTTACGGGTACATACACAATGACACCCGGTAAAAATGGCATGAGCGTAGGCCCGGTTACGATTAGTTCAGGCTCTTCTTTTACCGTTGGTAGCGGTCAACGCTGGCTTGTTTTGTAAAGGATAAAAAATGGCAGTAACCAATTTCTCCCCACTCCTTGGTCTGGCACTGCCAACCACTGGAGACTTGTCTGGTACGTGGGGAACTACGGTCAATACCGCTATTACTGAGCTAATTGATTCAGCAGTTGCGGGCACAACTACTCTTAGCGCAAACTCAGACGTAACACTCTCTACGACCAACGGCGCAGCTAACCAAGCTCGTAACGCAGTTATTCTTTGGACAGCCAGTAACGGCGCGACTGTTCGGTACATTACGGCTCCTGCACAAAGCAAAGCGTATATTGTTATCAATGCGGGTACTGGCGCTGTTGTGATTCGAGGCTCTGGCCCTACGACTGGTGTTTCTGTTTCTGCTGGCGCTAAAACTTTAGTTGCTTGGAATGGTAGCGATTTTGTAGCTATCTCTTCAACAATCTTTTCTGGAGTTATCTCTGTTGAGGGTACGTCGTCTTCTGGTGCTGCAATACGTCTGTTTGAAGATACTGATAACGGAACCAACTACATTGCCCTTCAAGCACCAGCTGCACTTGCAACAAACGTAACGCTGACGCTTCCAGACAATGACGGAGCAGCTACTCAAGTTTTAGCTACTGATGGTAGTGGTGTTTTATCATGGGCTGATTCTGGCGGTAGCCTTTCCGGTGCTGATGGCGCAATCATAATTAACAAGACAACCATTGGGGCAAGTTATACAATTGCATCTGGTACAAACGGGTTTTCAGTAGGCCCGATGACTATTTCAAGCGGTTTTGCTATTACTGTTTCTTCCGGCCAACGCTGGGTTGTTTTATAAGGAAATACCATGAGTACGATTTCAGCAGGAACAACATCAGGCACGGCGCTAGTAAGCGCGGGCAATACTGATGGCACACTACAACTTCGTGTAAACGGCACAACGCCTTCTGTTACTTTAGCCGCTAACGGCGCTATTGGTGTTGGCTCTTCGCCTTCTTATGGTTCGTCAGGAGAAGTTTTAATTTCCGGGGGTTCAAGTACGGCTCCAGCTTGGGGCGCGGCTCCCGGCGCAACTTTTAATGAGTTCACTTCCACAGGCACTTGGACTAAACCCGCTGGCGCAACCTTTGTAATGGTTGAACTTTGGGGCGGTGGCGGCGGTGGCGGGTCTGGTGCCCGGCAAGGTACAGGCGCCTCCCGACTGGGAGGCTCTGCTGGTGGGGGTAGTGCGTATGCTTATAGACTATTTAAAGCGTCTGACCTTGGGGCTACTGTGACCGTTACGATTGGCGCAGGGGGGCTCGGAGGGGCTGCAGTAACATCAAATTGCAATTCGGGCCTTGACGGTACTGACGGCGGTAATACAAC